CTAATTGGGCAATTGTTTCTTGCAATATATCACTAAACCCATAGAGATGATGTATGATGGTGCTATTTATTCCTGTAATATCACATTTATAATTATATTTTTTTAAACTATCTTGTTTCCAAACAGAGATTTTGGTTCTTAGATGTTCCGCAAGAGAACTTATACCACCTTTCCAATTGAAATTATTTTCTCCTTTATTTTCTAAATTAGCACATTTACTGCATCCATGCCCTCTGAATACACTATCCCATGTAGTTTCCCATTCATAATTATCTATTTTACATTTGAATAAAAGCTTTTCTCTAGCATTTACATATCTTTTACTCAGTAGCTCTATATTTGGATTGATCTCTTTTAATTTTTGTTTAACTTCTTCGAGGCTCAATGTTATTGTATTCGCACAACTTGGGCATCCATGTCCACTTCTAAGATGGTCGTAAGTAGAAGACCATTTATATTCATCTTTCAAACACTTACATAATAATTTATAATCAACTCCTTTATAAATAGTGTCCACTATTTCAATGTTGGGATTAATTTCAAACATATTTTCTTTAACTTGAGTAATATTAATTTTGGGACGCCCTGCACATTTAGGACATCCTTTCCCTTTACTTAAATTAGAATAATTAGCATCCCATTCATATGCGTCTATCCTGCATTTACATTTTAATTTTGTTGAGTTATTTATATATATTCCATTTAGAATTTCTATATTAGGACTGATAATCTCTATTCTTCTTTTGACTTCGTCTAATGTCAGTCTCTTTAACATTCTATACACCTATTCTAATTCTTTTTGGGTAACAGTACGCTACCTCAGAAAAAGTCCCAAGACTACCTATGAATTTATAGAGCATAGCAATTCCAGTATCGTTTGAACTTGATCCATTTCTTGTCTTTTCAAAGAAAACAGTCCTGTATGTAGCATCTGTCTCTGGAGTGTAATCTTCTTTCACCCATTTATTTCCAATAAGTTTTCTTTGAAATGGATGACAATAAAACTTTTTATTTCCAGAATCGAGTTCCTCAAGAAATGTTGGACGAATTAGAGTCAGGCTCTCTAAAATTTCTTTCACTTGTTTACTTTGAGAAATGACTGATGCATTTAAAAACAATACATTGTTTAATCCTTCTGCTAATTGAATGTTTGCTAATCCTATAAGATTATATTTTTTACATAGAGTATCTAAAGTCCTTGAATCCTTTATAAGTCTAAGGTGATTATTATCTCCTGCTCCTATATCCAACTCACTTTTAAAAGTATCATAAGCTAGTACATCAAATCCTTCTGTGAGAGCATATTTCCTAACTTTTTTCTTTACTATAGAGATGTCAGCATCACAAATTTGTACGAACTTAAAACTTTTTGAAAACTTTTCATTCCATACTTTCTGTGCTTTTTTAATCATCTCTCTATCTTCAAGTGTCAATTCTCCTTTATTTTTTAACTTTTTCTTACTTACTTTATAGTATTTGAAGTATTTCACAAGAATAAGCATCAAGAATTGCATTTTAAATACACTAGACCTTTGTTCGTTTGAGATAATTATTATTTTTCTTCCTCTAAATTGAAGTCCCATTAATATCGTGGTCATCATAGTTGTCTTACCCGAACTTGAAAATCCACCTAACATATTTAGTGATTGGGGCATGAGTCCTCCGATTTCATTACTCATATAAGAAAACCCCTTCATATTCTCTCCATCTTCTGATTCTCCAAGTATATCAAAAGGAACTCCCGACTCCAATCCTTCTTGTAATCCCTCTAAATATTCATCTGTTATCTCTAAATCTCCTTCTTCCAAGACCTTCGTACTATTACCTGTAGAAAACTCATTTATCCTTTGCATATACCACTCAACAACAGATTCACTGTCCATTTTTCTAAACAATTTTAAAGGAATTATCTCTTTGCCATCACAATTAATTGGTTTTAATAAATTCATTCCTAAATCATAAAGCTTTAAGATTACATTTTCTCTATCCAATACATCAAGATATGCTTCTGCGTTTTTATCATTCATAATATCAATAACGTCTTGAATTGATTGCCATCCGCCTCTTTGTTCATATCCATTAGTTACAACTTCTCCACATTCTGAGAAAATTGTAACATCATCTATTACATTAAAATTCTTTTTACGAATATTATTAGCTATTTCAAAGTAGAATTTGCCATCTTGAGTAATAAAATCAGTTGATTTTAAATTAACTTCATCAAGAGTTAAAATATCTTTAAAAATTATTCCGACAATATTACCCTCGTGCATTGCTCTGTTTTCTAATAATTCTTTTGGATATCTTTCTGTGACACCTGTGATAAATATATCATCCAATTTAACCCTCCTCGTACTCGTCTAAATATTGAGCAAGACTTTTTTTCTTATCTTTTTTCTTATAGTTTACTTCAGTAGTCTCTACAACTACATTTCTCTCCACTTTGATTTCAACTATATAATCTTTAATATTATTTCTTATAATAGTCGTAAAATATTTTATCTTTCCATATTCAGAATTAAAATTTTTTGACATAAATCCATTAATTTGGGGAAGATTATCAGTTAAATATCCTAATATTTTCACATAGGTATGTATATTGGATATTTCTGTTAATTCCTTAAAAAGAATTGTATTCGTTGTCTTATCTAGAACTTCCATACATATATCATATACATCTGCTTTTGCTTTCTTTTCTATAATATCATCCAGATACTCCTTCTCATTACAATAATATTGATTCTTGTTATTAATAACTACTTTAAAAGAGCTATCTCTTTCATTCTTTTTCTTACATACTTTACAAATTACTAACATTTATTTCCCTCCTTAAAAAAATAAAGGGGAATTTCACCCCTATATTTGGTTATTGAAGATATTCTAAAACCTTAACAAACATTTCTGTTGGCTTATCGGTGTCTAATTTCTCTGCATTGTAGTCTGCAAATATCTTCTTTATGCCGCTAAATTTAGTTTTATCTCCGGCTTTTGCTAAATCCTTCATAATTGCTGCTATTTTATTCTTAAGTTCTTCATTCTTAGCCTTGTCTACAACCAGTTCTTCCTTTACATCATCCTCAATAAGAATATCTTCTATAGTTTCTTCAATAGGTGCAACTTCTTTCTTAGATACAGGAGTAACTTCCTTTGTATCAGACACTGGCTTTGCATAGAAATCTACTTGTTTCTGTATTGCGTCCTCAATTGCCTTAATGAAACTATCTGTGGTGAAATCTACTTTTGCATCGATGAATTTAAGATGAGACTTATTATCTATTGCATGTTCTTCATCTCTGAAAGCAAGAACTCTCTTTTCACTTTGGATTCTGCCGACCTTCTTATCTTTCTTTGTAAAAGCATCTTTAACAGTTTGAATATCATTCATTTCTCTTTCGACATAAGCACACCCTACGATAGCAACCCTATCTTTTATCGCATTGTAATACTTTGAATCTAAGTCGGAGGTAGTTACTTCATATTCAATATCTGTTTGAGGATCTTTGATATTCTTTTTCTTTGTATGTCCTATAAAAAAAGGACAAATTCCAGCATTTCTTAAAGGGAATATAGTTCTTATAACTAAATCAACAACCAAGTTTTCTCCTGCCTGGAATCCTCCATATGCTGCCTTAATACTTGCTACTTTCTTTGTTGGATTAGCGTTATTATATTCAGAAACCATATAGTCTTCTGCTATCCTAAATATTTCATTGGTTGTATCCATCGCAACCATTCTTAATTCTGGATAATCTTCTTTCTTATACTTAACCAATAGTTTAATAATTTCAGAAAAGTCCTTCCAATCTTTTGCTACTTCATTAAGTACGTTTCCCATATGTTCCGGTTTTGGCTCTTCCCCCACAGTTAGGAGAAGAACACCGTCCTCTCCATATAGTTTTTGACCAATTTCTACTGCGGTTGTAGTCTTGCCAATGCCAGCAATTCCATTAAGCATATAACTATAGTCTGCAAAGCCTGTTGCTACTGTTGTTTTTGAACCAATTTTTCTTCTCTCCATAAATACAATTCCTTCTTTCATATTATATTTGATTTGTTACATAAGTCCTGCAAAAATATCCTCTGAACTATCCTCAGTATCATCTATCTTAGGAGTTTCTTTTAACTCAATGGCTTTGATTACAAAATCAGCATCTTTAAAAATTGTATCTTTTCTGCCTTTTGTATATCCTTTGCTTACTGTTTCTACTACCATTTTTTCAACCTTATCTCCGTATAAATCCCCACCTAATTCAGCTCTTACATCGTCAAGTGTCATAACTCCAAGTTCAATCATTTCCTTTTGAAAGTCATTTAGCATTTCTTCTGTAATTTCAACTTTCTGAGATCCATTTAACATCTGTACTTTAACTCCAATTTCCTTATAACTCTCATCAATAACACTGAATTGGCTAACTAAAAGTTTATGTAGCTTCTCTTTCTTTATATCAATGTCATCGTTTGTTGTATCAAGCCATACCTCTATTGGAACAGATATTTCTTGCTTTCTATCATTATCATAATTTTTAATAAATCCATTTACTAAAAATCCACCTTTGGCCTCTACTACTGCATCCTCTTTAAAGAATATTATTATGTTTGCACTAGATGTTGCTATTGCATCTTTTGCAGCAAGGTATATTCTTGATGGAACTAAGTTCTTACGGAATTTTCCTTGATACTCTGTCCACTGAATGTCTCCCATAATCTTGAACATTCTATCAGAAAACTTTTCAGAATCTATTAACTTTTTAACAAGTTCAATGAAATCATGCTCATGTATAAATTCCTTCCTCTTCTTATGGCTATCTGTTAATGCTTTTTCAACATCAGCAAACTCTACTAACTCTAATTCTTTAAGATCATTCTCAGTGATACTTCCATCTTTAACTTTTTCTGAAGCCTTTTCTAGTTTATATCTTCTTCCAGGCTCTTCAAGATCAATTACAAACTTTTTAAATTCGGCTACTTGTTCAATTATCTCAGGTTTATTTCTATCTCCCCATGCAAACTGAACACCCTTACCTTTAATCTTCTCTTCTGTGGTCTTATCTATTCCACCCTTATCTACAGTGAATACCTTTCCTGTTCCATCTGCTTTATATAAGCTCTTCATTCTTGTAAAATGCCTGTTGCATCCAGCTACAATAGTTGGCTGAAATATCGTAGTAGTATACCCTTTCGCAGAAGTTGTATTTGCGTAGGGCTTGAACTTTTCTGTTTCTTTCACCGTTGTTAGATATCCGATGAACTCAAATGTGTTATTGTTAGCCATTAATAAATTCCTCCTCGATTCCTATTATTTTATATTTGTATTGTATAAACTGGCTTGGACACCATTTCATAATCTACTCTCTAATTATACTATATTACTTTCGTATTGTCAATAAATATTTAAAACTATTTATTCTTCTGAACTCCATCCACAGTTATTACAATAATCTTCCCTAACTTCCTCTTGAACTTCACACCCTTGGTATTCCACTACCTCATTTAAAATCACTCTTTTATCAAGCAAATTGAAGCAATCAGGGCACATATTATTCTCTCTAGCTTCCTCTATAATCAAATCTTCTATATCTGATGCTGTAGAAAATGGATAATTATTAATCTGTTCACTGAACGATTTTAGTTCGTCCAGTGTTTCTTTCTTACTTCCATAATGTTTTTCCAATGCTTCATATAAATCTTGTACATCCATGCCTAATCCTCCATATCCCTATATTCAATTGACAGTAACTCACCTCTCCTTCCAGCGTCATACGCCATTTGTAGCATGCTAGGTATTAAGTGTATGTCCTGGAAATTACAACCTGTATGATTCTCTTCTGCAAGTCCATCCTCTGCCTCAAATACTGTTTGTCCATCAAATCTAATTAATATTTTGTCATCATAACCGTCCGTTTCTAAAGCATCGTAGTCTTTTGATATGTACTCAACTTTCACAATAATCTCCCCCTATTTTTAATCTGTAGTTTCTGCTACTTCTACCGGAACTTCTTCAACATTCATACGCCAATATCTTGCAAATTCATTTGTTTCATTACATATATGTTTAAAGTCTAAACTCTCGCTGCCTTGAATAGAATTCTTATATCTGAAACATGATTTAGACTTCTCACATTCCTCAGTAATACAAACCATTATTCCTGCCAACATATCACCTCTTTAATTATCTTGTGATGAAAGCCAATTTAAAAAATCTTTTAACTCTGTTGCAAGTTCATCATTAATAACAGTTTCCTGTTCGGCCTTATTTATAAAGTTTGTTATTGATGCAAAGTCAGTTAAGGTTATTCTTGCACTCTTCATACTATTCCTCCTTATTATTTACCATTCCATTTCTCTTTCTGCTAATTCTATAAATTCATCCATATTTATAGAATCTAATAATAACTCTATGTCTGTACCATCGGCACATATTCCCTCTTCTTCCATTTGTTGTGTAATGCATTTTCCTTTTGTTGAGTAATTACCACTATGTTGTCTAAACCATGTTTCAGAATATATTTTCCCATTCCATTCAATTGATCTTACGGCAATTTCATCGCTTAATGTTTCTATTGTTAATTTCATAACTTATCCTCCTTTATTTTACATTTGAATTGTCAATTGGTTTTTAAATCTGCAACTTCATTATCAATCTCTTCATCTGAACGAAGATCATTTTCATACCACTCGTCCAACTTCGTTAATAACTTTGTAGGAT